GGTATGGTGAAACTGCAGAATCAACCATAATAGTACCTGATACTGCTCCGCATTGTATTACTCTTATATACGATAACAACAATAATACTAATGCTGGATTTTGGTATGTATTAACTTATTAAATATAAAAAAATGATAAAAATTCAACCCGTAGTATTCCCAATTAAAGGAACTGCTACAAATTTAGATTTGAAAGTTAATGGCTTTTCAATGGATGCAAAAACTGCTGACTTTCATTATCGTTTAACTTCTGATGGAGATTTGCATTTATTGAAAGCAGGTAAAGTTATTGATGAAGGTAACTTGACAATGACTAAAGAAGAATTTGCACAATGGGGTGCAGACAATCAATATTGCATTGAATGGGCATGTAAAAAATTGGGATTAACATTAATAAAAGATAGCAATGGATAACAATCAACATTCACCATTATCAATATTATTGACATTTAGTGCATCTGCTTTGTCATGGTTAACATTATTGAACGCACAATATTTGATGTCATTTGTGTTGACATGCATTGGTATTGTGAGTGGGATATTTGCAATCCGATTCTATTGGTATGCCGGTAATGAAAAAAGAGAAATTTTAAAAAACAAAAAATATGAAAAGTAACAAGACAACAACACTTGGATTGATTATGGCAGTCCTAATTGCAGTAAAGCCAATAATTGATGGCTCCGGATATCATTTTGATATGAAGACCATTGGTGAATTGGTATTCTCCGGATTCACCGCATACTTTGGATATGTAACCAAAGACCATGATGTGACCGGTAAGCCATAAAAAAAGGAGAGTATAGAAATACTCTCCGGTTGATTGCTTGCTTGTCAATAAAAGAATTAACATCACAAAAATAACCAATCATGAGATATATCCAAATCTTTTTTCTTTTATTATTTATGGGATGCCATACGGCCAAACAAGCCGAGAAATCAATCGATAAGGTCCAAGCATTTCATCCGGAAGTTATGGCCAAGAAATCGGCTCAATTGTATCCTTGCAAGGCAACAAAGAAAGCAAGTGATTCCTCCGCATTAATATATTGGAAGAAAAGAGTCACAGACCTTGAGAAAAGAAAAATCAAGACAAAAATTGATACATTAATGCAATGTGATACCATTGTCGATATTGATACATTGGTCACAGATTGTCCAAAATTAGTGACACAATATCGTGAGTTGATAAAAGAATCACCGGTGATTCATGATACATTCACCATAATGGATGAATCAAAATTGACATCAATAACATTCCAATTATCTCAACAAAGGGCAAATGCTGATGAATATCAAAAGAAGTACACAAAGTCAATGTATTGGATTGCATGGTTGCTCATATTGATTATATGCTTATTATTGGCATTAAAACTTAAGAAATGAATACCGGCAAAAAAGGAATCGAATTGATAAAAAAATGGGAGGGATGTCGATTGGATGCATACCTATGTGAGGCAGGAAAAGCCACAATCGGATTTGGGAATACTTTTTATGAGGATGGTACAAAAGTGAAATTAGGTGATAAGATTACCAAACAAAGAGCCGAAGAATTACTCATCAAACAATTGCCAAAATTTGAGAATATTGTCAAAAATAAAGTATCGATACCATTGACACAAAATCAATTCGATGCATTGGTATCACATACATGGAATACGGGAGGATCAAATACTTTATTTAATCTTATCAGCATTAATGCTCCAAAAGAAAAGATTCGCAATTGGTTTGAGACAAAGTATATCACCGCAAATGGAAAGGAATTTGAAGGCCTAAAAAACCGCAGAAAAGAAGAGGCAAATCTTTATTTCACTATATGACAAAAGACATCCGGACAACCCGAAAAAGACTTTTCTTCGACATTGAAACGGCTCCAAATATTGGAGTATTTTTCGAAGCCGGATTCAAGAAAAATATTGGATATGAAAGCATCATCAAAGAGAGAGCAATCATTTGCATATGCTACAAATGGGAAGACTCAAAAGAAATTCATCACCTTACTTGGGACTCCAAGCAGAATGACAAGAAAATGCTTGAGGCATTTGTCAAAATTGCAAATAAAAGTGATGAGGTTATTGGGCATAATGTGCGGAAATTCGACATGGCATGGGTGCGGAGTCGATGTCTTTTTCACCGCATTCCAATGCTTCCAACATATAACATTGTCGACACATTAACCATAAGCCGGAATAAGTTCAAATTCAATTCTAATAAGTTGGATTATATTGCCAAGTATCTCGGCATGGGTGAGAAAATCAAAACGGATTTCAATTTATGGAAGGATATTTTGTTACATAAGGACAAAATTTCGTTGGAAAAAATGGTGAAGTATTGCAAGAATGATGTCATAATACTTGAAAAAATATATAAGGAATTGTCAGGTCATATTGATGCAAAGACTCATTTTGGAGTTATCTTTGGGCAAGACAGAGGAAGTTGTCCGGAATGTGGGAGTGATCAATTATACAAGCAGAGAGATAGAATACTTGCATCCGGATTGAAAAGAATTATATTCCAATGTAAAACATGCGGAAAGTATTCACAAAAGACCGACAAATGAAAGATCAAATTGAAATGATATTGGCAGATTTGCCAATGACTGAAAAGATTGCAGTATTGGAAAGCCTTTGCAAGAAATACCGGAGACAAAATTCGGTTAGGATTAATGCCAAACAAATGGGCCGGAGAGTGGATGGGGAAAGACCTGATTTGATAATATTGAAGCATGCAAAAAAATAAAAAATTAATTTTATCAAATTACAATTGTAATGTCAACATCACTATCACTGATGAGTTGAAGAAGAAAGTGAATTCATTGTATAAAAAACACAAGACAAAAGATGAGTTCACCGGAGAAGCGGAAGGAATAATGATGACAATTGATATCGATAATTACTATTTGATTTTTGACTATCAATATTTGACTCACAATACCATTGCACATGAAGTGTACCATTGTGTTGTTAGGATCACTGAAGACCGAGAAATCATTGATGAAGAGGCACAAGCATGGTTGTGCGGATATTTAACAGAGATAGTGTACAAATTTATCAATAAGAATAAGATTCAGATGACATAGTTTTTTAGTTTGTGGATTAATGACCGGGCCGATGTTTCTACATTGGCCTTTCTTTTGTCACAAAGTGAGCCATGTTTGTCGAGTATTTTGTCACAAAGTGAGCCATGTTTGTCATGTTTTTTGTAACAAAAACGAGACAAATTTGTTACAATTTATAATGGAAAATATTCTCCATTTTATGCTTTATAATAGAAAATAATCGGCAATTTATGTCCGATAATGTGCAAAATTTCATTCATTATATCGGATTTTAACCGATAAGGTATTATATTCCCGACAATTTTAATAAAAATTTGCACATCTTAATGTGCTATAAAATACACAAAAAGTCAATGTTTGTGCATGTTATGCCACATTATAAAAATAAATATTCAATATTTTTAAAAATATTTTTTGGAATATGGAAAATATATTTATCTTTGTGTCTCATTAATCATTAACAACTAAAAATTAAGACCATGAGCAATCAAAATCAAAATTCACAATTTATTATTCATTTTGGATTCAATAGAATTTTGGACAAAGTAACATTTGTTAGTTTATCACAAGTATTTGAAGCAATTAGTGAAAATCTTTTTATGTTTGAAAATGATTCTTTTTATTTTGAAGAGCATTCAATCACAATTGAGATATTGACAGAAGATGAAAATTTTAATCACTCATATAAAAAATTATTAAAAATATCGGTTTCAAATTTTAATTTAATTAGAAAAATGAATTTGCATATATAAAACAACCAAGCCGGTGAAAGTCCGGCAATTTTTTCAATCCATAAATTAAAAAACAATGACAAACAAAATCATCTATCTTGAAGGAGACAAATCAATTAAATCACAATTGTATCTTCGCAGACATGCTCTTGCAATGTGCAAGAGAGAATTGACCAACATCAATACTCATATCAATCCGGTAATGCTTCGCAATTGGATTGAAGATCATGAAAGACAAATCAACATCCTCCTCCAAATGCAATATGAGAATGAATCACTTTCTCCATCAATGGCAAGCATTGTCATCATTGCTTCAATATTATTCGCATTATTCGCAGACTCAATATTCAAATAATCCATAAATAAAAGAAAATGAAATTAAAAATTGAAGAAAGAAAAACAGAAACAATCGAAATCGATTTCCCAATCCCATCATATTGGATATGTGATACAATGCATTTCCAAGTGAATGAAAATGGGATTATGAATGTAGGCCACAACATGGTATATTGGCAATCAAGTGATGGTGCATATTTCAAAGAAAATTATGATTCCGAAATTATAAGATTGCACAAAGAAGCAAGACAAATATCAAAAGAAGATTTCAAATATCATTTAAGAAAAACAATTTTAAAAATCAAAAAAAACTACATCCCATGAGCAAAAGCACAAGAGGCAGAAAACCATCAACAGACAAAAAGATTCCGGTCACAATCTATCTCAACAAATCAGTTGTCAAAGCAAATGGAGGAATTGAAGAATTGAGGAGCCATTTGACAAGCCGAGCAATCAATACATCTATCGAGCATATTGATCTTCAAAAATATGCCAAGCAAATTCTTGGACTATGACAAAGAAAAAAAGAGAAAAAAAAGAGAAATTCTCAACATTGGTTGACTTACTTTTGATGAAACAAAAAAAGATATCAGTATTTTATAATCCTAAATTAAAAAAAAATGAGCAATTACATCATTGACACAAACACAAAGCAAATCACATTTCTTGACAATCGATTCTATTCAACAGAGTCCGGAGAATATGTGCCATCAGTTACAACCATTCTCAATGCATATCCAAAGGATGCCGGATTCTATCAATGGCTGAAATCAGTTGGAGAAGATGCCGACTCAATAAGAGATGAGGCCGGCAAGAGAGGCTCCATCGTACATGAATTGACCGAGAGATTTGATGCCGGTGAAGAGATTAATCTCCTCGATAATGGCGGAAAAGTCGGATTTAAATTAGGAGAATGGGCAATGTTTGAGAGGTATGTTGATTTTCGCAATAGATTCCCAATGGACATTGAATTGATTGAGTTCAACATCATTGCTCCGGAGTTGGGATTCGCCGGTACAATTGACCGAGTAATCACCATGAATGGCAAAAGATATTTGCTTGATATCAAGACATCAAATGCCATCCATGATTCATATTGGTTGCAGTTGGCAGCATATGAAAGGATGATTAATTATATCGGCCAAGATATTGATGAGGTTGCTATCCTTTGGCTCAATGCAAAGACTCGTACAAATGGCAAGGATGGAAGCATTCAAGGTCATGGATGGCAATTTGTAACGAGAAAGGCAATGGAGACAGAAAGAGATTGGAAATTGTTTCAAGCAACAAAACAATTGTGGCATGCACAAAATGGCGGCATGACTCCGAAAAAACAAGTATATTCGCTATCACATAAAATCTAAAGGGTGATGACCTACCATCATATTTCAGTTATGGGAGCAATCAATAACAATTCGGCCAATGTGTATCTAACCATCAGCGATGGAAGGATTTGCCGCAGAGTACAATCTCCAACACAATTCAGCAAGGAAAGAATCAACAAGGAAGGCAGACAAGTCCATGAGGAGCATTACAATGGATGGAGTGGAAAGATTGTCGGCATTGAGACAAGAGAGTCAGAGTATGGTAAGGATTGGCAAGTAAAGATGCAAGATGAGGATGGCATTGCCATTTTATCTTTCAAGTATTCATCCGGATATGCATCATCATTTTTAAAGGCATTGCCAAATGTTGATTTGTCAAAAGATGTGACTCTTTCTCCAAATGTCAAAGTTGAAGGAGAAAAGAAGAGGACAACATTATTCATCAAGCAAGATGGACAACCAATCAAATGGCATTATACCAAAGACAATCCCAATGGTATTCCTCCAATGAAACAAATTAAGGTGAAAGGAGTTTCAACTTGGGATGATTCAGAAATGATGGAATTCTTGGAAGATATGGTCAAGGCAAAATTTGCCGACAACGATGTGCCATTTTAAATTTTAACCATGTGGAGGGGATGTCATGTCTCCTCCATATTTAATCCACAACAACATGATTCAACTTCGTGACTATCAAATCGACATTGCCAAGAGAGCATGCAAATTGCTCCAAGATCATAACATTGCATATCTATCGATGCAAGTTAGGACCGGCAAAACATTGACATCTCTTCATACTGCATATTTGTATGGAGCATCAAAAGTTCTATTTGTGACCAAAAAAAAAGCCATTGATGGCATCATGCAAGACTTCCATAATACCGGATATATAAAAAATATTATTTTCTCATGCACCAATTATGAGATGATCCACAAAATACCGGATTTTGATTGGGACTTGATAATTGTTGATGAGGCTCATTCTCTTGGACAATATCCTCAAGCATCAGAAAGGACAAAGAAATTAAAGGAATTATGCTATAATAAGCCAATCATTCTTTTGTCGGGGACTCCATCACCGGAATCTTATTCTCAATTATTCCATCAATTTTGGATATCATCATTCTCACCATTCGGCCATTCTAACTTTTACCAATGGGTGAGACATGGATATGTACAAGTGGGAGTAAAATATCTATACAACCGCACAATGCCGGAATATAAGAATGCCAACAAAGAAATGATTGATGAGAAAGTTAAGCATTTATTTATTACATATACTCAAGAAGAGGCCGGATTTGAGCAATTGGTTGAAGAAGACATCCATTCCGTTGATATGAATTCATTGACTCATATTGTGGCGGATAGATTGAAAAAAGAAAGAGTGATCATCGGCAAGACCGGAGTTGAGATTGTCGCAGATACAGAAGTGAAATTGATGCAAAAATTACATCAAATATACTCCGGATCCGTTATCGATGATAAGACTCACAAAGCCATAATCCTTGATGATTCAAAAATGAAGTATATTGACAAAGCATTTGCCGGAAAGAAGATTGCTATCTTTTATAAATTTGTCGGAGAGAAAGAAATCATTACTTCATTTTACAAAAATATAGGAAAGCAGTTGACAGAATCACCGGAGGAATTCAATGCAAATGATGATATGGTATTCATATCTCAAATTCAATCGGGCCGAGAGGGCATCAATTTATCATCTGCGGATTGTCTTGTGATGTATAACATTGACTTTTCGGCGGTATCTTATTGGCAAGTACGAGCAAGGCTCCAAGCAAAAGACCGCACAAAGACTGCAAAAGTATGTTGGATATTCTCAAGGCAAGGAATTGAATCCAAGATATATCAAGCGGTAAATAATAAAAAAGATTATACATTGTCATATTTTAAAAAAGATTTCAAATGTGGAAAGTAATATTATTTGAATTTATTATTGTTGTAATTGTATCAATACTTTGGGCCAATGCAATATCAAAAACAAATCCAAATGATTATAATGATGAGCCTTTCCCTTAATCCGGTTGATGTGGAGGTGCAAATGCATCCATTGCGAACATCTCACCATGTTGTGAGTACGAGAGTAATCAATGCCATTGTATGATAAACGAGGGCAAAAATCTTTCACCGGATTTTTACTCAATATATTGAGTAATTATATGCGAAAGGATATGATTTTCGGTACTTTGTGCAAAATATATCTTTAAGCATATAATGGTACTAATAGTAATCAAAATCAAATAA